ATGCCATGTTCTCTGAAGTATCGGGTATTTCAAATGTGTTATCGGGTAAAGGCGAGTCGGGTGTGCGCTCACAAGGACATGCTAGTCAATTAGCAAGGTTAGGTAGCTCGAGAGCCAAAAAACGTGCTTTAATTGTAGAAGATAGCCTTGAAAAAGTGGCTACCTTGTTCTTAAAGTTAATGAAGCAGTATGACAACACCTATTTTAAAGATGTAGATGGCAAACCGTTTATTGCCGAACAATTTACTAATGATTTTGTGGTAAAAGTGGATGCGCACAGTAATAGTCCAATTTTTACAGAAGATTTAAAACAATTAGCATTTAATTTATTTAAAGCACAAGCAATTGATAAGGAATCTTTGTTTGACTTATTAGAGCCTCCAATGAAACAATTTTTACTAGACAGATTGAAACAACGTGAGGAGCAAGAAAAGTTGAATCCTCCTCAAGGCAAAGAAGCACCTAAACCAAAAATGGATGAATAATGGCACAAGGCACCGTGGCACCTAAAGCAGATCAACCAAGAGTGACAACCGAGTCCCTCAAGCGAAGTGACTCTGCGCCGTCCATGCAGTACAAAACAACAGGCATTAAAAGTTTTAATCGGGGTTCAAACAAGAATTACGGACGAGCCACGAGGGGATAAAAACGGTTTTCCCGTGAGAAGGAAAAGGGTGTTGGCTGCCAGCCCTAATTGGTGGACGCTATCGCAACAGGAGCTTACCATGCGTAAAGGAAGAAAAGGTCGTAAAGGTCGTAAGTAATCCGCAAGGATCTTACGGTTTGACCGTTTAAACCTCCCTTTGGGGGTGGGAATAGAAATATTACCCCCTACTTGACATTTTTATAAAAAGGTTTAACCTTTGTTGTAATTAGATAGGAAATTAAAATGAGCATGCCCCCCGATCAGTTGATGAGCTTGTTGAAAAACCAAAAGGACAAAGCGACTCCTACGGGAACTCCGCCTGTACCAGAAACAGGTGGCGGCATTTCAGATCCTTCTGCACCTCCAATGGCTTCACCGATGTCTACTCCCGAACCAAAGATGGGTGAACGTGAAGCATCATTACTTAATATCTCAATGGCAATGGATTTGTTAGAACAAGCCTTGCCAGCTCTCGGTAGTGAATCTGAAGAAGGACAAAAAGTCTTGAACGGTATTCGTACCTTGACTACCATCTTAGGTGCAAAGAAATCGAAGGTAAATTCTTTGCAGCCGACTGAGATTATGCAAATGTTACAAAATTTACCTCAAGCGGGCGGTGCTACGCCAGAGGGTAAAGCAATGCAACAAGCACCATTAATTCCTGGCATGTCACCTGGTGGTGCGCCTCCTCCTCCAATGCCTCCAATGGGCGGTGGGGCTGGTGGTCTTCCTCTTGGTATGCCGCCACCACAACCTATGTAAAGGAAATAAAATGGAACTTTTTAAACCAAGAGGTGCAGCATCTCCAAGAAGACCAACTGACAATAATCAGAAAAATGGTCAAATTGTTAATACTCCCCGCTTTTCGCAGTTTGGCGGTTTAGATGGAATCAGCAAGGGTGGTTATAAAAATCAAATGACCACGTCCAGACCTGGTGACACCAAAAAAGTTATTTAAACGAATAGGGGATAAAAATGTCATTAGAAGATCTATCATTCGAACAACGTGATGAGTTAGCTATGTTAGCCAAGCAATTGGCTGACAACCCAGAAACAAGGGAAAACTTTTTACGTTTGACCAAACAGGTTAAGCCAGACTTAACTATTCCAGAACTTGCTTTAAAAGATGATTTAGCTAGACAATTGAAAGTGTCGCAAGACAGTTATCAAAAGTTAGAGGCTAAGTTTAAACATAAAGAGCAGATGGAAAACTTACAAGAACTTCGTAATCGTTTAGTTGAAGACGGCAAAGCATCTAAAGCCGACATTCCAGAAATTGAAAAATTAATGGTAGAAAGACAAATTAACGACCACGAAACTGCTGCTGATTATTTTAGATGGATGAAGCAAGCAGCAACACCGACTTCTGATGCGTCTATGGGTTACAATCCAAACGTAATGAAGAAATTTAACCTTGAGTCATTTATGAAGAATCCAATTCAAGGGGCAAGAAATGAGGCAGCACAGGCGCTGGTTGATTTGCAAAAGAATCGTAGACCTATTGGTATTTAATAGTAAGTAGGGGATATTTACTTTAGGAGTTGATTATGCCAATAGGCGGAGGAATAGTACCAGCTTCGGGTAGTGCGCAATATAACGAATTAACCTACGTTACTAGACGTGCATTTGTCCCTAAGATGGTTGTACAGTTATACAATAGCACACCACTCATGGCGGCATTGATTGGCAACAGTCAACAAGCCTCTGGTGGTGTTTCTCAAATCTCAGTCCCAGTACAAGGTGCGCCGTTTGTTAATGCGCAGTGGTCAGACTACTCTGGTAGTTTTACACAACCTTCAGTACAACAAGGTGCGTTCTTATCAGAATTTAACCTTAAGCTCATGATTTCACCTGTACCGTTTCTCGGTATGGAAGGTGCAGTTCAGCAAGACTACGCAATCATTCCTTTGATTGAAGCTCGTATGAACGATGCAACCAATGTGATGCTGGATGCGATGGCGCCTGCTTTGTACACCAACTCCACGAATACTCAACAGTTTATTGGTTTGCCTGGTGCGATTGATGACGGTACCAACTTAGTGACTTACGGTAATATTAGCCGTTCTGCTTATAGTTGGTGGAAGTCTAAAGTTTATAACGCTGGTAGTGTAAACCCAACTCGTCAAAACGTTTTGCAGTACATTTCTGGTACTGTAAAGAATGGTGCTGAAGTTCCAACCTTTGCGGTGTTTGCGGTTTTGGTACTTGGACTTTGTTGGCTCAAGACTATGTTGGTCAAGAGCAATATGTTATTACCCCAGGACATGGTTTTGATGGTGACAGCAACGGTCCTCAAGCTGCATTTAGAGCTTTGATGGTAGCTGGAGTTCCAATCTATCCTGATCCGTATTGCCCAGAAGGTACTGTTTATTTCATTAACAGCAACTACTTATCCTTGTATATTCATGATCAAGGTTCATTCGTATTTACTGGTTTTGAATCAACCTTACCAAACTGGCAGATCGGCTATGTTGGCGCTGTCTTAATGATCGCTGAATTAGTGAGCGTTAAGCCTAAGTCAATGACCAGAGTTTCTGGCTATAACTCAATTTCTATCTAAGGAGAATAGTCATGGCACTCGGTTTAAATAAAATCCTCATAGCAGGTACATACGAAAATACGCCAGGTGCGTACTTTCAAGCTGCTGCAAACATAGCTGCAACCACAGCAGGAAATGTCGTACCTGCTGGAACTTACCTTGTTATTGGTACAACCAATGTGGTTATTCAAACTGTTACAAGTTATAATTCCACCTCTAATGTGGCTACATTTTCAAATGTGTATCCCATTAACTCAGGCGGTATGATTATTTCTGACGGCACGAATGTTCAGCTATTGGCTACTACTAATGCTACAGTTCAGTTAGTGACTGTAAATGGTGGTTCTCCTGTGTCTAGCACTTTTGCAAGTTAAGGAGAACAGTAATGGCTAATCCAAATGCAGTTTCAAGCTTTTATCTAGACAGTTTTGGTAATGCTCGTGTTGCTATCGTAACAGCGCAAACCTTAAATGTGACTGGTAATGGTGCGACTACTAGCGTTGAAATGCCCTTTTTTAGTGGTGGTTTAACTAATGCAAATGCTACAGTTGGTTCTGGCTCTGTCATTCTGAAAACGATTCGGGTGCAAAACCCAACGGGATCTATTGCTTCTGCTAACATCTCAATTACTACAAGCAATGACGGCAACATTTCTAATGCCGTTGTTGCCAATGTAGTATTGACAAATTTAACAGCAGCAGGGCGTTACCAAGACTTAACAATAGCAGCTCCTTATAATGCAAATACTGCTATTACTGGATCTACTACTCAAGTCTTGTTTGTGAATGTCAATACTGCTTGTGGCAATGCTAACACCGTTGATTTTGTCGTTTATGGCGATGTAGTGAGTTTTTAATGTCTAATATCTTTGTAACCAATAATTCTGACCAAGACCTAAAAGATGGCTTCGGTGGTGTCTTTTACGACTTCAAAAAAGGATCAACAGTTGAGATCCCTGAAGAATTTGCAAGACACATTTTTGGTTACAAGGATGAGGACAAAATGAAGTATTTGGCTAGGCTTGGGTGGGTAAAAACGACCAACGAACTTGAGAGTGGCTTAGAGCGACTTGCCAAGTGGGAGTTATCCACCGAACCACCTAAAAAGAACCAATCGTTATCCCCGTTGGTGGAAAGAGTACCCCTACCCGTTTCAAAACGGGCTGGGGGAAAGGTCCTTCAGGCGGTAGCATGATTTATGGAGCTTAAATGTCCACAAATTTATCAGGGTACATTACTCAAGTAAGGTACTTGCTCCATGATGCTAACAGTAACTTTTATTCAGATCAACAGTTAACCGATTACATTAATTCTGCTCGTGAGCGAGTAACTCGTGATACGGGATGTTTGCGTGAGATCGTTGTAGCACAAACTCCTTGCCAAGTAGCGCCAGGAGCAACCGTCAACGGTGCTGCGCCAGCTTTTCCTACGCAATGGGTAGCTAATACTGCGGTAACAGCAAACACTTTTGTATTTAATA